CTCACCATTGCGGACGAATTGTCAATAAAGACAAGTCAAAAACTCGAGCCGCAGCCTTGTGACTACTGCACTCCAGCAGTTGAGGACCAATTGGCAGCATGGGAGAGAAAGGTAAGCCGGTACCAGCCGGTCGACGGGATGAAGCTGAAATTCTTTAAGGAAACTTTAAGAATGAATGTGGACCGTGCCTGGAATGTCGGTGAATTCTGCCGTGTGCCAAACGGGCATGGCAGTTTACACCATCCAAGACGGGAGGGGGGGAACTGGAATGAGGAAGAGTTTAGTGAAAGTTGCCGAATTGAGCTAGTCCATAGTTCAGGTAAGCCGCGAGTAGTTACGCTTTACTCTGAGTACAACCAGAAAATCCTGCACCCCCTTCACCGTGCTCTTTACAGGAGCATCAGCCGGTACGGCTGGCTGCTTATGGGCCCCCCCACGGACGAGAAAGTAGGAAACCTCCTAGGAGGCGACTGGAAATCGTTCGATTATTCGCAAGCTACTGATTCTCTTAAGGGTCAGTACGTGCGGGCGATGATCGACGTCCTAATCGAAAAGAGCGTGGGGCTCAGTGAAGAGCAAATTAAGTGTATGCGGGTATTAGAAAAAATGAAATTGGGGGATGGTTGGAGTCAGACGGGGCAGCCCATGGGCAGCCTTATGTCCTTCCCGATGCTTTGCCTTTTCAATAAGACCCTAGTCGACATGTCTCTTGCCGACTCGCTGGGTATGCTTAGTGGTCGGAGGATATCTAAGGAGACCCTCACCATCTATCGCGCACACCGCTGCCTCATCAACGGCGACGACCTTCTAACCAGGTCCCCCCAAAATCAAAAAAAAGACTTCGTGGCATGCATGGCGGAATGGGGCCGTGAAATCGGTCTCATCGTTAACGTTGAGAAGACAATGAGTTCCTCTGTTTACGCGGAGATCAACTCGACCGTCTTTTGCAATGCCGTCGAAGATAAAAAAACTAATCTCAAAGTCCTGGGGATTGGGAGGACAGATGTAGGTGACGCACTGCAGTTGGCAGAGTCGGCGACCGTGTCCAAACCCGGAATTGAGTACGCACTCGAAGCCCTTCAACCGGCTTTGTCTGTGCAGAAAGATAAAAAGGTGAGGAAGCACCCGCGACTTGTGGCGTACCTACGTGGCAACAAACGCCTTCGGAAAGCTACCACTGCTTGTCCGAACGAAGAGGTTAAACCAAAAAACTTCTTCCCGGTTGTCGGCCGCCCTGACAATTATGACCTTCTTCCCTGTGAAGAGCGTAGTGTCATCGAAAGGGAGGTCAATCGCTTGCGAC